GTCCGGTATCCTTTCCTTCACGAATAGAACAATAGGCACAGTCTCTTGGACATCTTCGCGTCATATACGTTACGGCAAGTTTCATGGTAAAGCAATCAGTTGTAACAATTCTGCTCTAGCTGTGGCCTCATCCAAGAAGCTGCCCGTCAATGACGAAGTTGTCATAGTTGACTGCTGTTTGTTTACTCCACGCATCCTCATACACATATGAGTGGCCTCAATGATACAGGCAGCACCCTCTGGTTGTAGATATTCCATTAACGCCTCAGTAACTTGTTGACCGATACGTTCCTGAATTTGTAATCTACGGGCAAAGACATCAACAAGTCGAGCCAACTTGGACAAGCCTATTACCTTCTTTCCTGGTATATAGGCAACATGAGCTTTTCCAAAAAATGGAAGCATGTGGTGTTCACACATAGAATAGAGCTCAATGTTCTTACAAATGACAATTTGACTGTACCCATTCGTGTCTACGAAGGTTGTGAACAATGATGCCACGTCCTGTTTGTAACCGGCATACAGTTCACTCCAAGATCTTACAACACGTTTGGGGGTGTCGTATAATCCCTCTCGCGAAGGATCCTCCCCCAAACGGTGTAAGATTTCCTTTAGCAGGTCTTCACTACTCAATCCCATTCTCGGTGAGTTTGAGGTTACCAAGCCAGTTCGGATCACGCTTGATCCTGTACTTGATATGGTTGTTTACCAGTCCCTGGTTAGCTGACATCTTAAGACCACGTTTCTTGATCTCCTTCTCAAGCTTAGGAAGGATCTCGTCCCATGCTCCACCGGCAAGTATCACCTCATCAGTGAAAGCGGCAAAGGAACCCTCATGCTTGAACTTCGGTTTGGCATCGCCTTCGGTTTTGACGTTGCCTTTCTTGGCAGGAGGAGCCGGAGGGGTTTTCTTGGAAGAGTCCTTCTTGGTAGTTGGTTTTTCTTCTTCCTCTTCCTCCTCTTCAGGATCTTCCTCCTCTTCAGGATCTTCCTCCTCTTCCTCCTTCACAGGAGCCGGTTTCTTCTTACCAGTTGACTTCGGCTTTTCTTTGTACTCTTCGATGATTTCAAGAGTCTCCTCAGTGAACTCATCATCAGGGGTAATGAGGCCTGGTTCGTTGACGGCATCCTTGATGATGGCTTCCAGCTCAGGGGCCTTCATCTTGTTTGTGATGACAATGTCATCCTTGTTCTCGTCAACAAGACCAAGTGTTTCAACCAGTTCTTTCGCTGCTGATCTCAGCTCTTCAATTTTACGCATAGTGTTTCAACTGTTTTAAATTAGACAATAAAGTTGTTCGCAGTATTATACGAAAAAGTTTTCTATTTCTATTTCAAATGCCTATTTTCTTGTCCCACAAGACAATGTGTTCACGTGTGCGGAACAGTACACCTTCCCGGATTGCTAATTGTACAACCATTTCTGTATTAGCATCTACCTCGGCTTTGGTCGCTCCTTCCGGCATGAGTATAACTTGAGATCGATCAATATATCGTGTTTTTAAAAACATTGAATCAATCTCATGCCAATCTTCCGGTTTGGTAATAACAAACTTGAACCAAGAATTACGGTAACTGGCAGCGTCTACAATGATTAAGGGATTGTACCTCTTCTGAAAAGGATTTCCACTGCTATCAAGTTTTGGAGAATTATTCCAACAATCAATGTACTGAGACATCACGCTGGTTGGGAATAAACTACACTCATTTTCAATTTCTGTGTAGGGTTTGAAGTGAAAACGCTTTTGAAACTGATACAAAAATTCTACCAAATGATCTTGTTGCAGTAATGGACTACCTCCGGTAAGGACAAGATGTTGTCCATTTTTTAGACTTGGTATGATTAGACTATCCGCCATCATTGAAAATAGTTCATCAAACGTGTACGGATTACCTTGTTTCCAAACTTCAGTGGTGTCACACCATACGCAATCCAATGAGCAACCTTGTAGGCGTAAGAAAGCCGAAGGGTGTCCAAGGTTTATCCCTTCTCCTTGTATGGAGTCATAAAAGAACTCAGAAACACGAAGGTAATTTTCATGCTCTGGCCTTTTTCGCTTTTCAATAGGAAAAGCCCGTATCAATTGTTTTGCTTCAATCATGGTTCGTACCGGGCTGAGGTTTTTGGTGTCTCACTTACTTCCACTGCACATACTTCGGGATGCATTGCATGAAAAATATTGAACAGATCCCAAGCCATGTTTTCAGCGGTGGGATTGTACTGTAAGAAATCATTGAGATGTTGATGATCAAACACGTCATCAATAAACTTTTTGATGTCGTCCAATTCCCGGTAATCAACGATAAAACCTGTGTCATTAAGTTTTTTCGCACAGAGCTCTACCGTCACCACATAATTGTGGCCGTGTACCCTGCTGCACGGGTGAGTCTCAGGCCGGCAATTAAGTTGGTGGCTTGCTGAGAAATGAAATTCTTTTCTAATTTTGTACATCTTGTCCTCCTATCTTTTGGTTAGTTATTCATCCGCTGGCATAACACCTGACATGTCTATCCACATTGGTTTTTCGATTCCCTTTTCATCAACAACCCATAAACGATGATTTTCATCATCAATACGATTGACAAGGAATCGCATAGAAAACCCTTCCGGTGTCACATAAACACCAAGTTTAGCAAAGGCGTCAGGGTTGAGCTTTAATCGTTGCCGCACATAGAACTGAGATGCGTTCAGTTGCTGTTGTGTTTCCGCCTGCCGCATCTCACGAAGTTCGTCCAAGCATTCTGTCAGTAACTGCTTATTGGCCTCAGACTTTGTCGAAGCTCGTACTGACTGTAATTTGAGAATGATTTGTTCTGTACTCATATCAATTGTTTTCTGTTGCTTCCCAATTCGTGTTGAGTTTATCTTCAGTCTGTGTGTAATGTAGAGAGAACGTCTTAAAACCAAAGCCCCCGGCACGTTGCTTATCTTTCATGATTGTAAACCAAGCTTCTCCAGCGTCTGGGTTCTTCCTTGCGTGATTTGTCAATCGGAAGATATTATGGGCCATAGCCCCCATGGCCGATGCTCCCCTAAGGCCCTTTTTGCCGTCTTTACCAGAGTGGTGTAGGAGAAGGCATGCTACATCGAGCGCACGGAGATCTCTCAGGAGGGGGCTTATTTTCACGTTCCATTCGCTATTACTGTTCTCTTCCTCAAGCCCAAACAGGGTGCTAACACTATCCAAGACAATCAACTTGTAGGTTGGGTGCTCTTTCAACCAATGTAAGAGTTTCAACTGGTTCTCTCGTTTGGCAAGGTAGAACGAATCTTCTGTAGCTAACTGATACTCCGGTATTGATAAAATTTGCATACGAAAGTCACTTCGTTGCTTACCCAACCACTCAAACTGAGTAACCCTTTCTTCCATTTCTTGCTCACCTAACTCCCCGTCAACATACAAGCATCCCGTGTTATGTTTGACTTGCCAAGTACCTATATCACATTCTTCTCGATCGAACTCTTTTAGGCCAAGAAGATACCCGATAGATATTGTCAACAACGATTTACCAGATCCGTAGTTCCCATAGATGATTGTCAACTGCCCTTCTCGTAACCAAGGTGATAAGAGCATTCGTGGTGGGTCCTTCCTGTGCCGACGTATCTGGGAAGCTGTCTTGATAAATGTTGTCAAGGAAACACCACCTGACTCGATAGGTTTAAAACTTCTTATCAACTCTACCGCATCCTCTGTCTTACCTTCCCCTACCAAACCTTCAATGGTTTGAGACAACAAACGGAGATGTCTTTCATTGAAATACTTCTCCGTTTCGTCAAACAAGAATTGGGTATCAACACCTTCCTTGACAAACTCTTTACTCAAGGATGGAAGAATATCTTGTTCTATTTCTTCCGCAATGTCTTTTGGTATCTTATTGTCGCGAACCTTACTCAAGTAGATTGCTTCGATGCCTTTGCCAGGGGCTTCGTTATACTTGTCAAAGTACTCCCAGATCCAAGTGGCAAGTCTCTTGGCAGTGACAGACTCAAGAAGTGAGATGTTCCAAATAGGTTTGACCTTCTTTAGAAACTCTGTCGAGGTGATTAAGCCGATCAGTATCTTTCTTTCTATCATGTCTATTCTATGTAGAGGTTGCCATAGGTGTCGCGATAATATCCATCAGGGCAGAGATTATATCTGATACCGTCATCAATAACAAATTTCTTTTGTCCTGGAGAGGTCCCGTATTCTATTCTTGTCATGGCATCTTCTAATCTAATAAATTTCATGCGGAGTGAGTACCCTGACTCGATTACTGGAACATACTCACCTCCTATATTCTTGTCGTACCAATCTAAAACCTTTTCTATCCTTTCCATCTCGACACCCATTGTCTCGGATAGCTTCCTAATCTCGGTGGCCCATTGTAGAAGTATCAAGTGGGTAGGATTGATTTTCTTTTTCTTCTTTATGATGTCGCGCAACCGTATCGCGTATGGTAGGCAAGATGCCGTTCTTTCTTCCTTGGTTAGCTTTGGTTTTGGCGGTAATTCTTGTATTGTCTTTTCAAGGAAAGGAAAACCGTTTGATTTAGGCTTTCTCTTGGCGGCTACTGACACGCCTTGATTAATGGAGGGGTTGCTTACTTTGTCTATATTTTTGGAAGAAATAGAAAAGGTTAGGTCTTTCTGGTCTTTATGTTTGGTACTAAAAGTACCAACAAAGACCTTACCTAAGAGTAAATATAAAAATAAATCTTTTGACACCTTGACGTTTATTGATTGCCCTTGATTTTGGGTGCGAAACCGATTGACGGTGTCGAAGATGTATCGTTCGAGTTTGCTAAAAGACTTTTGGGTGCGAAAATTGCTTGAGGGTATCTTGATATGTACATCTCCTGTTTCTTGACAAAAGTACACATCAACAGTCAAGGTAGTATCTTGTTTCTTTTCTTTAAATTTCGTTCGTTGCATGTCGCAAATTAATTGTGAAAATATCAGAAGGTTTCCCCGAGGCGGCGGGTACTCCCTTCTGATACAAACCTAAGAAAACTGGAAACAAAAATATCTTTTTCATGATCCGCCTATTCATGTTTTAGTTATCGTGCAAACAACAAATATAAAGACCGTTTTTGATATTTACAAACATATTATACGAAAAATTTTTGAGAACATTTATTCACTTGATTTTTATATAGTTGTACCAATGAATGTTGTTCACGCAACTTTCATAATTCGGTAGTCTACCCACATAGTTCTTCCATATTTCATGTGTAAAAAGCGAATTATATCAGTGTCAGTGAATGACATAGGAACCAATTCTTTCTTGAGTTTACCCTGAGGCATCGTGACGTACACCGTCTTCTTTCTGATGGAATTCATAGGGCATCTGCAGTTCTCATAAACACTTCATTTTCGGGCAGTGGGCAGTTCTCTATCCACTCGATATCTTCCTTGATTTTCCATTTGTGTTTCAAGGGGAATATCGAGATACCTTTAAAGATGTTTAGTCGCAGCGGAAGGCTCTCATCAAAGTCTGCCTCTCTTTCGGACTCAACAAAGTGACGGGCGTCGTATCTGTCATGTATCGTAACTGTGAGCCCGTCAAGCATCCAGTCAAGACAATAGAACAAAACAGTTGCCAAGTCTGTCGTGTACAGTATTATTTTGGCAAACGTGTTTTCTTTTCGTATTGCACGAATTAGACGTTGTACACGCAGCGGTTCTGTCATAGGTTCTCCACCTGTTATCATGATTTCATCGTACCCTGCGTAACTGGTACAGACAGGCAGTTTAGATAGGTCCCATTGATTGTTGCAACAACCGGAACAATTTTTGTTGCAGTTTTTCGTAATCAATAATCTTAGCTTTTTCATATGATTTGTTTTACAAGATAATTGGCTTCTTCTTGCGACAACCCACCAGGGTCACCAACGATATCAATTCTAAAGGCATCAACCCCGCGGAACTTGAGTTCGGCAACAAGTTTGTTGGCTTGCTTTATTGCTTGAGGGTCGTCATCGTACATAACGGCAACCCTGGTAAAGTGTCGGGCAATCTCTCTGACTTGCCTTGCAGTAAACTCAATGCCGAAAGTGGCAAAGGCATCGTACCCTAGACGCCAGACATCAGTAGGGCCCTCGACAGCGATACCTGTACTTCTCCATTTGTCTTGACGACCGTAGACAATATGTTTGTGGAAGATAACTTCGCGATCTTTGGGGCAGGTAATATATTTCCAAGGACTCTTGTTTGTGATATCCCGCGATGTAAAGCTCGCTGCCGTGTTGTCCCACAGTATAGGTATAATTATCCTATGCTTAAAAGATAAGTGATCCAGGGTAGAATAAGGACCCGTACCGACGACATTCCATTGTCGGATAATACGATCGGGATCGAAACCCCTGTCAAGTAAATATTTCCTGTGGTTCTTTTCTAAAGGTCCTGTCCCAGAGGGCATCTGGTGGGGCTTGGTAGGTGTCGCCGTTATTTGTTCTTTAGGCTTTGCAAAGATGATCCCGTATTGCTTTATCAACTCTGCGGTTTCTCCTGGGCTTACCTTTATCATCTTTGCTATTGTCGGCACGATAGGGTGCCAACCACAACGCCAACAATAATAGTGTTCATTGTGTAGATCGAAACCGAGATGGTACCCCGGGTTGCCTGTACACCAAGGGCAGGGTGAGTTTACCCAACCAGGTCGGCAATGCTTATGGCCCTCCGTCAAGTGGGAGATGCCAAAGTCATGATAAAGTTGTAGGATGTCCATTTAAAAGGGTTACAATATGTTATACGAATATCAGTACTATTTTACAGTCAAGAGAAAGCGGCTTCCAGATCCTCGATACCTTTCTCTATTTTAGTTTCATCCCATCCTCTTGCTAACATCATCTTTCGTACACGATGGTAGGCTTGGTAGGAAGGCATGCTGGCGAATTTCTTATAGGATTTCAAGACTAACTTTGCTATCTCACAAGCATCTTCTGTCAAGCCTTCCCAATAGAACTCTGGTGTCTCAGTCTCATAACGAAAGACATCTTCGTATGATTCCAAGCCGTTACCATAGTATTTCCGTTGTAGTTGACAGCGATAGTCTTCTAAATGATTCCAGATAGATCGCCAGACGTAGGTAGATATGGCACCTTTCTCCGGGGTGTAGGTATCAAGTGCCTGTAGATAAGCGAGGGCTGCCTCTTGAAATAAATCGTCCCAGTTTTCTCGGGTTTTCTTGTGGAAGGTCCAAGCTATTTTGCGTAATAGATTCAAGTGATCCATACTAAGATATATAACCTTTTATGAGTTCTGTTAACAATGATTCCTGTGCTGTTATCTCTCCGTCAAGTACGGCATCAAGTACTTTTCGTTTGCTGTCAAGTATGTGTGCAAGACGTTCCTCGATGGTATCAGGGGCAAGTAAGAAATAGATGTTGACAGAATCCTTTTGTCCAATCCTGTGACACCGGTCTTCCGCTTGACTAAGATCACCAGGTGTCCATGGCAGTTCCAAGAAGGCAACGTTGGAAGAGGCTGTCAATGTCAGTCCTACCCCTGCCGCTTTTATGTTACCAACGAAGAGTCTTATCTTGTCATTGCCTTGGAAGGCCTCAACTGCTTTGTTTCGTTCGGACAGTGATACTGATCCATCAATCTTAACGGCAATCTTACTAAACTTTTCCATCAAGGCATCTATCACAAACCTGTGCACGGCAAAGACAACAAGCTTCTCTCCATTCTCTAAGAAGTCCGAGATCCAGTCTATTGACTCTGCCAGTTTACCCTGTACAGATAATTGTTTCAACGCCTCGATTTTTGCAAGGGCTTCCGCGTTTGAAGCCCTACGGGCTGCCTCCGCTCCCTTTGTTTCACGCAGGAACCCTATAAAATCTTCTTCTGCGTCGCGATATTCCCCTCTGTTGTGTAACTGTACTGGGACAAACGATCGTACTTTAGGGGGCAACTGAGGCAGTACGTCACGCTTTAGACGTCTGATCATAACAGTACCCGTAAGGAGTTCATGTAGCTCTTGCGTATGTGATGCTCCACTGGTATCTAAACCAAAGCCATTCCACTTGGGATCACAGTACCTTTGAATGTAATATTGGGAACTGCTAAAGACTTCTGGTCTGATAAGACGTAGGGCATTGTAGGCTTCAATTGGTTTGTTGACAATTGGTGTGCCTGACAATGCTATCACATGGGGGATATCCTTACCAAGTTTTTTGATAGCCTTCGTTCGTAGTGCTTTGTTGCTTTTGTAGTAATGGCATTCGTCCGTGATAAGAACCTGTGGGCGTTTGCGTTTCAGGGTTTCAACCCATGCTGGAAGAACATCATAATTGATGATAATAATATCACCTGTTACCTTCCATGGAGTTGTACCCATCAGTATTTCCAAATTAGGTTTTGCCATCCATGTCAATACCTCTTTGGCCCAGTTCAATTTAAGGGATGCTGGTACGACAATAATGACAGGCCTTTTCTTCGGATGTGCTTCGATCCAAGCCAACGCCTGTACCGTTTTACCTAAGCCCATTTCATCCGCGACAAGAGCTCTTCCATTGTTTCTTTCAATGAAAGCTACCCCCTCCATTTGGAATGGATATAAGTTACCTTTCAGCTTCAACGGTACTTTTGCGACATTGGCTTTTTCTTCTTTCTTTTTCGTGGACAAAGTTTCCAACAGGGTGTCATCGAGGGTAAAACCCCATTCTTCCAATTGTTTGATTGTTTCTGGAAAGATAGGGGCACTCCAACATTTCTGTTCGGCATGCCATTTTCTTCCCGGTAACGTTCTGATATTGGTAAGGGTTTCAACGTCGTACGGGAACTCAATTTGAATTACCTTTTCACCCTGTTGGTTCTTTGCCAGAGTTGCTTTCTTGTTTATCATTCTTCGGTTTTGATTCTGTTGAAGAGGTCTCCTGCGATTTCCTGCAGTTCCATCCTACGTATGGCACTGACGTCTTCCTGGTTGGCATATCTGGTTATCCCCTGTGTCAGTTTCCACAGAGTGGCATCTCCCTGGAGCCCGTCAAGCGGATCGTTTCTCATAAGGAGTTCTCCTACGCTCTCCATTTCGCTTTTGAAGAGTTTTCCTGCCCTGAACAAACCTGTCAATTCCTTTACAGGATCAACCGTTTGGTCTGTGGCTGCTTTTATTTCAAGCATTCTTTCCTTTATGGCCGATGCTCCGTACAGATCCTTTGTCAGGTCCCGTATGGCACTGGCAGTTGTCATACTGTCAAGCTCATACGTCTTCTGCGAAAGTGCCATGTTCTCAGGGAGTCGGGCGCCCAGGTGTATTTGGCGAAGTACTGACTGCCGTACCATACCATTGAGACAGATGCCTTGCATGATAAATTGACGGAGCTCAAGGGCTTTGACACCGTAGTCAGAGGAGTCAATGCGTACACCGAATGCAAGGTAGATGACACCGTTCTTTTCAGTAAAGACTTCTATTGGTTGTGGCAACATGCTTTCAACCATGATACGTGTGTCGTCCATGTATCCGTCAGACAGTTGACCTCCATTCTGAAACACCTCATCAATGTGGGTGCCGAAGATCATTTCGGAATCAAGCCTCCGGTAGGAGTCTGAGAGAAATGCCCTGACTTCTGGACCAACTGTTCTCACCAGCATTTTACTGCGATCCAGCCAACCATTGTGCGTGTTGAGAATAGTGTACCCCAGACTGCGTTGCCATTCCTCTCCGAAGAGGAGCGCGGTCAAATACTGCCCCGGGATACCCAACTTTGCGGACAACTGACCAACGGCGTGGCGGTTGATGCGGAAGGGAGTTGGGCCTTCCTGTGGCAGGCGAAACGTTCCTCCAACCATTCCGTCATGGGGATGAAACTTTATCAGTTCCTGCTGACCTTTCCTTTCGGTGCCAACGTCGAAAAGAAAGTCACGTGAGATTTTACCTTCTTCCTGAAGGCGGGTTGTTGCTGTGATGGCATTGTTCATGCCTTTTTGTAGTTTCTGGGCAATTCGCGCCATGACTACATCTTTCATGTCATTCATCTTAGATTTGTATTTGGTGAATTAATAAGTAAATTTACAATTGCTTCTTTCAATTCAATTACTGTCATTTCTTTTTGTTTTTAGTTAAATCATTATAATTCGTTCACTGACGTATTCTGTCCTGTTGGAGTAGTAACGAGTTCCTTTTGGAATGATAAATTCTCGTATTGTGCTGTAGGAGAATCCAGAATGTTCCGCCATTCGCCTTGTTTTGTAGGAATGATATCCGTGGATGATCTTCCATTTCTTCTGCCACTGACTCCACTGTTTTATAATCGGAACATGCGGAGTGATCTTATTTTTATGATATTGAAACGGGTATACAGGAGAGACACTCCCCATCAGACATTTGTAGCAAACAATATCTTCTTTTGCTATCTTTGCTCTTGATGATTTTGATGTTAAGAAACACATATCTCTTTGGTTTTTAGTTAACGAATGAGCGTAGCAGTCTTTCGACTGGCCCGACTCTCACGGGCTGTACCTTGCTGCTAACTTTAAACAATACCAAGTTCAGAGATCAAATGATCAAGCAATTCCTGTGCAGTATCTTTGTCCAGGTAATCAAACAAGATATCAAGAAATTGATGGTAAGGAGTCCCTGTCTCTTTTAAAATAAGAGTAATCTGTTCATAAATATCTTTTTTTAACATTTTCTTAGATTTGTATTTGGTGAATTAATAAGTAAATTTACAATTATTTTTACAGTAAAACAAATTACCACCCAATTGCTTCGGAGGCCTCCCCTGGTAGGTACCCAAGTTGGGAACCTTCCGTAAGATAAACAACTTTGACTTCTTCATCGGCCGGGGCCTCCTCATCAG